TGCACTATTAGTTGTAAAATTATCAAAAGAGATTAGTATATAAGATTTAACATCTTCATGCTCAGGGAATTCAAGACGTGGGGTAAGTCTTATATATTGCTTATCTTTTAACGCCTTAATATCATATCTTTTCACTATATCATCATATCGAGTTATATCAGGATCAAGACAATCTTTATTATTAACAATTAAAAGCCTTTTTAACCAGTTGCTATACTGCTGACTTTCAACGAATAACTTATTTAAAATTATCTCAACATCTTTCTCACATGATAAAAATGAAGACTGAATAGGCGGTAATATCGCTTGTCTATGCATTTTTATTTCTCCTTTTATCTCTTAAACAGACTTTACAACAACATGCTTTACAACTTGTTCATTATAAACAATATCAAAACTACCTTTCTTTCCATTAGTTAAGCTAATGAAAACAGTAGTATTAATTTTATCTTCATTTATAACAGCATCATCAATATGAGGCGCAACCCCGCCTTGAAGATTCTCAATACCCCATACCGCATTATCTACAACAGGTACAGTATATTTGATTTTGCTATAAGCATAAGTAATAAAATCCTCATTAAGTTCATGTTGTTCAGTATCTTGCTTTTGAGCCTCTTGACTAATCAACTCATAAGGATTTTCAAAATACTCTTGAACATAAACTATAATAATATCATCAATTACGTTAGGCGTAACTGCCTGCACTTGCCAATTTTCTAAATTACCTTTAATATCAGGAATCTTAACTTCCTTAAATCGTTTAAAGAAATCTAAAGTAGTTTCATCTCGTTTGATATAAATAGCACGAGTATAATTTAATTCATTTAAGACTTGTTTATTTTTTCTTAACCAATCTAAAGTCTGCTGATTTTCACCAACAGATGAATAATAATACTCTTTATCATTTATTACAATAGGATAAGGAAAACACTTTCTAACATCCGCTCTGAAATAAGCCAACTCTTCAATATATTGAAGAGTTATCAACCAGCGGGAATGAGTTTCCTTCCAAATAAAAGTCTCTCCAGCCTTCACTGGGACGTCCACGAGCAAATCTACCGTTTTTCCGTCTTGAGGTGCATTTAGACAAATATCTGTAAAAGGTACAGATAGCATTTTTTGGTCCGCATTATAGGTAAGTTTATCTGGATTCATTAAACATCTAAACTCTAACTGCGGAAGTTGCTTAATTGGGTCTAACGATTTCTTATTGTAGTCTGGATTATCTATAATCATGGTTCCCGCCTGATAAGAATAAAGTAAAGATTTCTTAAGACTTCTTAATTTATCCTGTATCATTCGGTTCTGTTGCGGGCGCCCGCCTGCGTAATCCAGACGCTTCTTCATGTTATCCAATGAGTTCATTCTTTAACTCACTAAGAAGGGTAAGGCATTCAAAGATAACTCTTCTGTATAAACTAAAATCTTTTTCTTCAGTTAACATAGCCAAACCTTCTAATTTACAAATCAAAATGAATAACTGACTTTGCGAACCGTAACAAAGTCTATCCAAGCCTACAAGTTCTTCCATAATGGTTTCAAGCAATTTCTGCCATTCACCACCCTCTTCCCGCATAGGAAGAAGTTTATATGTAAGATTAATTAATCTATTAAAACTTTTTTCAAGAACAGCGGGACTCACCTCAAGCTGATATTTAACTATCATACCAGTAGTCCTCCTCTCCGGGGTCGGTTCCCGCAGGATCCTCATTCCCTTTTGAAAATGGATATACTGGAGATTCCATAATAACATGCATCGTTGGACGATATTGTCCTTTAGAATCTAACTTTCTACGTTTATATAAACGTTGAAGGTGAAATGCTTTTCTTTCATATTCTTTTTTAAGACTTTGTAGTTTAGCCATATGATTGGCTTGTGATGTGAATTTGAAATCAGAACCACTATACTTCATACGAGTATTTTCTACACTCGCAAGCTGCTGACCAATCCACTCTTCAACCATATAAGTGGCTAAAATGTTACATTCTTCTTCAGTTAAATCACTAACAAAATATCCCTCTTCATCTGCTAAGGCGAGAACTCGCTCTAATGACTTACGAGGAAATTCAAAAGAATGAACTGCAGAGTTAAGTAAATCTTCCGCCATCCGCATGGTATCTTCTTTAGTTAACTCCATGTACATATCATCAGTAATCTTACTGAAGAATAAGTCATATACTACTGAAAAAGATGTCATTTTAGTCACCTCACTTTACTGAGTTACCTTCCTAACAACTTTTCTTACAGGAGTTGCGGTTGCATCTGTCTTCTTAGTAATAGGAGCTGCTTTACGAGTAGGAGCTACAACTTCTTGAACTTCTTCTTCTTTTGCAATCTCAATAGCCTGAGCAACATTAAAATTTGTCTTCTTTGTAATTAAATCACGCTTAGCTACATCATTAAGCGGAAGCTTAACCGCAATCTCTTTAATCAAATCAATAACTCCGCCAGGTGCAAAGTTAAGACAATCCTCAAGCTGATCTAAACTTCCATTTTTAAGAAGTTCAGTTACATCTTCTGATGTGTAATAATACTCTGGTTCAACCTCACCTAAGAGTGCTGCAACAACTTCTTCATTGTCGATTGTAAGATAATTCTCAATAATATACATTCCGCCAGGAACCTGAGAAAGCTTAAATAACTCTTCGTATGTAAGTTCCTTCTGCTCATTAAACTCAAATTCTCTATGCAGATTATTTAAATCAGGGATTGTATATCCCACACTACCAAAAGATCTATTCTTGACCTTAATCTTAGTATTCTTTGTCATAATTTTAATCTCCTTTTATCTCATAACAATAAAAAGGGGAGATAATTCAATCTCCCCTTTTCAATTTATATTAGCTATTTAATACTTCTAATCCTGATAAATCAAAGGTTTGAGTATTAATTTCTCCAGTTTCAGCATCTGTAGATACAATCTTGAATACTTGAGTATCCTTATTTGTTACCTTGAATACGCCGTTCTTATCTGGATCATCAATAATCTCAACAAGACCACTGCTTTGAGAAGGATCCATACCAACTTTTACACTTGAGTACTTGCTGAAATCATTATTTAAGAAATTAAGTGCCATGAAGTTACCAGCGCCCCATGTAGTTACTAGGGCACCAGAGTCAAGATATTTTAATGTACCTGTGATAGCATCATCTGTTATTTCAACATCTTCTTGCATGTCACTAACTTTGGTGCCGAATAGAGTAGCGTCTCCATCCTCGGCTTCCATGGAGACGTCAACTAAAAAGAGGTGATAACCCCGGAGCTGCGTTCTTTACAAGAGTCTTGTTAGCTGGAGCAAGTGAAGTGATCTGATATACACAGATACCGCTATTAATACCGATGATACCAACACCGAACTTCTTGTATGTCTGAATTTCTCTTGACCAATCCTTGTTCTCCCACTCTCTTACAAGTGCGTCACCTTCAAAAGCAATCTTAATAGGCTTCTCAGCGCCAGTAGGGATAATGTATGCGTAAGACGGATCCATTACCTTCTCTGTATTTGTAGCATCTTCGAAAGAGTTAGGAAGAATCATTACATTGTGGCCCTTGTAATTTGCAAGGTAACCTGTTGTCCAAAGTGTATTCTTCTGTTCATCAGAAGCCCAACCCTGATCAGGAACCATCATAGCTGCAAACTCAAATGTACAATAGATTGTAGACTTGCCATAAGCATCTGCAATCTGAAGCAGTTGATCCATCTTAGACTGTACGAAACCTGTATCAGACTTCTTATTTGTCTCCTGGATCTTTGTGATTACGCTCTTAAGAGCCTTAGCAATTTCGCGGTAAACAGCTTCGTTAAGACCATCATTGATAATCTCAACTACATCAGCCATATCGATTCTACCATCAAGATATTCCTCGATACCGATCTGAGCAGCACCACCAAATGCCTCTGTAGGTACTTCTAAGGTGTATCCATCAAGTTTGAATACTTCGTATACACCAGCTAAACCTACTTTAGTAACGAACTTCTTTGCACGCATCTTAGAAGCAACAGAAGTCTTAACTGAGAAGATAGGCTTGTCACCCTGTGCAAACTGACGAACATCTGCGAAAGATCCGTACTGTTCGATAACACGAGCGGGAAGTACTTCGTTTACAACCTCTTCAATAAGCTCAAAAAGAATATTCTTATTCTGCTCATATAGTCTGTATGTACCAGCGATTTCTCTAAGCTCTGCACGAAGAGTATCATTTAATTCACCATAACTATATTGCTTTTCACCAAAACTATAAGCAACAGCAGCAGAAGGATTAGCCTTTGCTACAACTTTAGCAAGTGTGAAAAGTTGTTTCTTTTCTAACGCCATGACTTAAATCCTCCTTATATTATAATACACGCTGTAATTTAACAGCATCTTGCATATCAGGTAATTTTGTAATTGCTACTACTTTAAATGCAGGTGCGGTTGCGGTTGCGGCCTGTCCAAGAACTTCAAGGTATCCATCATCACCAACTACAAGTGTAGCACCTTCTGTTACAGCAACACCAGTAGTTTCTGCGGAATCAGATGTGTTAGCCTCAAGTGTATTAGTTGTATAAATATCACCAATATTTGTCTTGAATAGACGAGGAACCATTTCTCCATCTACATAATCCTTCTTAACCATAGCAAAATCCTTATGATTCTGCTTACGAGGATCATATAGCTTTTCTTCATTATAAACTAACAGCCACTCACCGGCAACATCCGGATCAGCAACAGCTTGTCTATTTTCGTAATCGTACTTCAGGAACATACCATTTTCGATTACACCAAGGTTTTTGTTGGCAATAAGCTGAGCATAAATCTGACCAGTTCTCTGAGCAGATAAATGGTTAGGCTCTACCTGACCAAAACCAATTCTCTTAATTGTAGCCATTTGGAAATTCCTCCTTATTTATTTTCATTATATCTATCTACGGCTTGTAACCATTCAGGCACTTCAGTGCCTCCAGTAGACATATTAACTGTAAAATCAGTTTCATCTACTTTGTCATTTGCGGAAGCAGCAGCATAGCTAACTTTCTTCTCAAAGCAAACAACAGCTAATTTAGACTTAATCTCATCGAGAGAATACTCTGCCTTGTGAGAGATAACGTCTTCTTTATCTGCATCAGAAAGCATATAGAACTCTGCGATAAGAGCATCTTTTTCTTTATTCTCTACCTCTGCTTTGAATGAACGAAGTCTTTCAATTTCTTCAGAAAGTTCATTGAATTTAGACTGAAGTTCAGCATGACTCTTCTGAAGTTCATCATACTCGATCTTGATTAAAGCATACTCTTTTTCTTTGTCATCTTTCTTATCTTTATCTTCCTTGTCATCTTCTTTAGAATCTTCTTCCTTCTTATCTTCTTTCTCTTCTTCGTCTTTCTTTTCAAATTCATTGGTAGCTTCTATATTATTTACATTTTCTGCTGCAACAGATTCAACTGCGTTGTCCAAATTTTCTGCTGGAGTTTCAACAGAATTTTCTACTACTGGCTCTGCAACTGGTTCTTCAGCTGCGGGAGCTTGCTCAACAGCAACAGGAGCTTCTACCTGTACAGCAGAAGCATCTACCGCAGTACCTTCAGGAACTACTGCGCCAGCAGAGATAGTAGGTGTACCTTCAACAACAGTTGATTTTGTTTCAACTACTTTTGCGTTATCCACTGTTTCTTTACCTCCTTGTAGAGTTTCTTGTAATTCTTTCATCATTGAATATAGAGTTCTTCTGAACTTGTCATCTAATGAGAAAGTTTTACTTACATTAGGTGCAGTAATAGCAGATCCTTCAAAGCAAGGTTCAACATCATCACCTAAAATACATAACTTAGAAAACATTGCGTCATTGATAATAAAAAATTCATGATCATCATTAGCCTCTTTTGACCAAAATCCCATCATGGTATCTTCATCAAGTTCCATTGACTGCGGTTTTCCGCCTTCCATAAGAACTTGTTGAGCCTCTTTATACTGTCCTGTCCAAAGATAACCAGTAGTCATCAGATACTCTCTCATAACAGAGCTACCATCTTCATTAAACTCCTCAAACTCTTGGAACCATACTTCCGCATCAGGAGCAACAAATCCATAAGGTTTTGTTAAATTCTGAAAATGAATACCTTCACCATCATAAATAATCTGATCACCATGGTCAAAGAAATCGTTTTTATCTGGTCGATAGTAACCTACAATAGGACAACCACGCAGGGTCTTTGCCATCGCCTGCGCAGTTGGCTTATCAATAGCGGTAGAGTTTCTATTTTTACCCAGATAAAATACTTTGATTTCACACTTAGATAACATTGGATTGATTTCATTTGGCTGTAGGTTAATGAACTCAGGATTTCTTACTGTTGCAATAGACTGATAGCCATTCATCTGTTAAATCCTCCCTCATTAACTTTGACTTTCAATATTTTGTATTGTCTTTTCTGCTTTTTGATCATCTGGCTTTGTTGGGCGGCCAGCTCCTTCCTGATCACCTTCACCAGTAACAAGACTTAAACCTTTTCTGCGGCGACCCGCTTGTTGTTGAGCAAGTGCATCCGCATTCATAGTATTAGATGTTAATGGTGGAACAAATACAGTAACAAGGTTAAGCAGATCATTCTCAAAGAACGCATTAGCAAGAATTGAACTTTGTGATAAGCCCATAGCAATTTGCGGTAACATCTTTGAGTAACCCATCTGAGCTTGCTCTTTATACATCTTAGAAAGTTCCTTATAATCATAAACTGTTGTAGGAAGGATATTAGCAGTATAATAAACTTTCTTAGGTGCGCCATTAAAATTAATTAAAATCATGTTTAAGATTGCTTCAAATTGATAAATTAAATTACTCATCATAGCAGCATCGTTAATCATGGATTTTTCAATAGCAAGGTTTCCGTCAGTATTAAACTGCATTTGTGAAATACCTGCTTCATTAAATACAGCACGTTCAACTTTCTCAAGGTCATCTACTGTTGTAGTAGTATTGCGGTCAGCCATATCAGCTACTTCTACATCAGCAAAAGTAGTTAATACATCAATACCAATCGCGCGGGAAAGCATCTTTACCGCATTATTATGGATTTGTTGAGCTTCATCCATATCGAATATCATATCACCATTCTTATCAAGCGGCAATTGCTGTACTATAATTTTTAATAATTTTTGTGCCATTCTCTTACGATCCATCTCTTGTGCTTCCACAAGATCTATAATTGCGGGAATGACATTTACTAACATGGGAGCATCGGATTCATTCATATTTAATTTAAAGGCATAATTAGGATCAAGCATATACCATCCCGCAGTATCTCCCGCAAAATCCCCAGGTAATTTACCATTAATAAACATTCTATAACCTTTTTGGAAATCATCCGGAAACATTTTAATTACTCTTGCGCGATATGCTTCATCAGGATACATGTCTTTAAAATATCTCATGTTAAATTCTACAACAGGCATATTATCTTTTTTATATCTTGATCTACAATATTGGGGAGCCAGTTCCTGAATAGATGGAGCAGTTTTACCATGAACAATATATCCATAGTAAACACCATCTTTAAGAACCCTTAAAGCAATATTACTCATAACATGCTTTGCTTTAAAGTTATCAAGATAACGAAGAACTTTAAAGAAATTATCCAAAATCTTATTTACATTCTTACTGTCAATATCCCCCTTCTCTGAATCAGAAGGATAGGTATCACCGCCGCTAATATAAGGAACAATATACCAATCATATCTATAAAGTCTTGATAAATAATTACATAATCTTGAATAAATACCACTTACTCTATAATAGAAGTTAGAAATATCTCTCATAGTAGCAACATCATTAGATGCAATAGCTTTTAAGATAAATTCTTTATCGCTAAAATTTGGTCTAACTTTCTTGAGAGGAGTATCAATTACTGCATCCTCTAAGACTTTTACGCCAACTTTTATCTTATTATAATCAACCATGCCAGTGGAAGGATCAACAGGAAGTTGTGAACGAGATGCGAGCTGTCGCATAGTGAGATCTCGTGTGGGACCTCGTCTAGCTTTCTTTGACATCTTTCAAATCCTCCTTAATATCCTGCTAAGTTCATAATATAATCATAACTTAACAGAAATTCATCTGTGTATGGTATAGCAATCAAAGTATAACCATGTTGCTTACAATACTCTCTTTTCTTCATATCGTTAAACTGTTGCTTATGCAATCCTGACCAACCACCAAATTTTTCTTTTGGCTCATAGTGCTGAATACCTTGATACTCAATCAAAAAATCAATATCACCTTCATCATCAAAGACTGCAAAATCAAACCTTAAAGGACGGCCTGTATTAGACACAAGATCTGGAAAGCTATATTCTTCTTGAAAATCTAATCCTGCTTCTGTTAATATTTCTGATATTGTTATTTCACCTCTACTAGCTTTCATAGAATCACTCCTTTTATTAACTATAGTATATCATTTTTACATAAAAAACTTTCATTAATCCTGCCCAGGTTTTTTAATTGAAAAGCATCAAGTCTGCAAAATTAAATTTCTTACGTTTACGTCTATCTTCCTCATATTTTTTGATATAATATAACCCATATTCAAAAGCAGAGAACTTATCTTTTGGTGTACCTTTAGAAGATTGCTTAAGAATAATATTAACACCTTCATTATCTTCAATCAAATTAAGCATTTGCTCCCGCAAAGATGTAGTTAAAGTAAATGGCATTAGATACTCTGCACGTTTTTCTGGCGTCATACCTTGACCTAATTTGGTCTCCATCAATTTTAACTTTGCGGTGGTCTCGTCTATGAGGAATTTAATCTTGCCACTTGATAACTGAGTCTGAACAAAAGTATGAGCTTCTGTGTTAATAGGAGCATTTGCCTTAATTAGATAAATAGCATCTTTCTCACATTCTGGTGTCCGATACTTCTTGTATTCTGGGTACTCATCAAGATTATCTACTCCGAAAGGCGGGAGTGTTTCACCAGTCTTAGGATCAACTTGCGACTCAATCATATAATCAATAAAACCGATACCAAGACCATTAGCATCTATCGCACACATACGCGCCTTATATTTATAATAAAGCTGCTTTAAGTTAATTGCCTGTTGCTCAAAGTGTTCTCCTTCCCAAGTATATATATTCACAAGAGAGATTAATGGTGCGCCTTGCGGTTGCGGGGTTACTTTAAGTACACATACTTCAGTAGTACATCTCTTACGACCAACATCGACTCCTAACACGTAATAAGCGGATTTGCTACTTCTGCCGCTATATTCATATTCAGGTTGGTTTAGAATACGATATTTGTCAAAAATCTCTGACGAGAAATAAGCATTTTCCGCATCCCCGCTCCATTCAGATTCATACTCACGTCCGAATGAACTGTCGTTATAAGTACCATCAAGCTTAAGTTGCTGAATAAAGTTCTTCGCTAGCAGCCCTTCCGCAACCGGTATTCTCCAGGTACCTCCCATGATTACCGCCTGTTCGGTACCAGTAATCTGTTCAAGCAAGGTCATCATTAACTTATCATACATTTTATTTGAATAAAATTGGACTATTTCTTAATTTAAATATTTCCAGGAAAACCCATAAGCATATTTATGTTTACCTTGAAGGACTTGATCTATACTCACTCTTGAAGTACGTCCCATAGAATGTACTGCATCAAGTATTGAATCAAACTCTTCTAATAATTCATCAGTATTTTTATCAAATTTACCAATTCTTCTATTTGAAGTTTTAATCTTACCTAAAACTTCATGCCTATGAATTTGATTTTCTGAAGAAGTAACCCATTCAAGATTTTCAACATTGTTATTTTCTTTATTTCCATCTTTATGATTTACTTCTCTTTTATTTTCTGGATTACTAATAAAATATAATGCAACTAATCTATGAATATATCTATTAGAAAACTTATTAGTTTCATCTAATTTAATACTTACTTGCAAATAACCGCTTTTAGATAATCTACCCTTTAATATTTTATTAGTCGTTCTATTTCTTATTAACCCAGTGTTAGAAACTTCATAATTTGAAGCTTCTTCTATGATTTTCCAATTTTCCATTTTAATTATCTCCTTTTTCACTATTTTGCCTTACACAATATTATGAAAAATATAATAATTAAATTATAAAAAATTGTCCTAAAAATTTTTAAATTCTCCGCGCTTCGGAATAAGGATTTTCACCTTAAACCTACTCTACTCAGTGCTTTCGCCTTTTCGATAGTCTCTGAACCTTCCGCTTAAGCGGCTTGGCATAGCGTTACATATTCAATGCTTTCACTATTAGCAGTATTAAATAATACCACACCCTCATTTTGAGGTTCACGGAGTTTTACTTCGCCTATGAACTTTTTAGGTCTAGCGAAGGTGTTTTTCCACCCTGCGGTAGTCACATAGATTTGGCTCTTATTAATAACCTCTTCATCACGTCTACTACCATCCGGAAGTAAACGGTTAACGTTCATAGTAGGAATAATAACTTCATTAAGTAGAGTTCCATCTACAAGTATACACTCCTCAATAAGACCTCCAGTAGCACGGCGTCCACGAGAACTTTGTCTTGCCGCCATAACATCAAGTACACTACCATTTTTAAACAGGAAGGTAAACTCTTCTTTTGAAGATTTAGACTTACCACGTTCAAAGTTAACCTCATTCGCTAATCCAGGAATTAACTTACATAACTCTTCCGCCTTTTCCCGCACGATACCAGTAGCCTGCTCCTTACCACCTGTTGTAACGAAAAGGTGACAACCAGGATAAAAGATACATCTAAGCATTAATACCAATACAGATAAAAATGATTTTGAATAAGCACGAGGATAAACTGCATAAACGTGGCGGTTGCGCATGGCTTGACGGAGAAATATCCTTTGGTATGTATATAGTTTAAACGACTTCTCCCGCTTATCTTCAGGCAAGCAATTTACACAAAAATCAATATATAAATCTGGATATTCTCGATAAAAAGCAATAGCCTTCCTAAGTTCAGGGAGGCATGCAGTAATTCTTTCTTTTGATATACCTATTTTCTTAATACTATGAGAATCACCATGTTTACTTAGAATCTCAGATAATGAATCATTAATCTTCTCATTTAGAACGGTATCATTATATCGTTCCATTATATCATTTAGCGCCACTAGGTTCACCACCCTTCTTATCGTATGCATTAGACTCTTCAGTTACTTTAGAATCTTCTTCTCTTTCTTCTGCTATACGTTCATAATATGCTGCAATATCTTCATCATCTATCTCATCATCAAGAGCTTCTTCATTATTCTTTTCCATAGCTTCTTGTTCAAGTTGAATTTTCTTTAAATAATTTTCAATTTCTTGACCAAAACCTAAGTCGTGTGTAATTAAATTTTTAACATAACTATTATTATCTTTAATAATTTTATCAATAATATCTAAATCATAATCAGTTTTATACCTTGGAATGAATCCACCAATAGCTTCACATTCCATAATTAACACACCCGTACAATCAATTTGACCACTATCTTTATCTTTATTCTGGGCTGCTGTAAATTTAGCAGATTTCCGCAATCCATCATTAACCCTTGCCAATTTTTGATATCCATCAATATCTCCTAAGTCAAGAGCCTGATTCATTTTAAGATCTGTCTTACACATAAAAATTAATGTATTGCGGGAATCGGCGTCTTGGATATCGAAGGAGTTAATCATCTCATTATACTTCTTCTCCAATTCAATCCATTCTGAAGGTGTGTATAATCTACCCCACTTTAAGGCTAAATTAATTTTATCCTCCGCAGTCAGTTCCGCGCCAAAGTCAGGTAATTCAGATTCAGGTAAAAACTTATCTTCAATGAATCCGCCATTCATAGGCATTACTTCAGCGCCAGGAAAGTTAAATCCCATATCAACAACTTCTTCATGTTGTGTTTCTGTTGAAGCAAGTGTCTTATACTCCGCCTCAGAAATCAATCCCTCATCAAGCTGCTTCTTTAATGCCTCATCTTTTTCACGAATTAACTGTTTCTCTTCTTCAGTTAGTTCGACCGATTGAGCTTCTTGTGCTTGTAACTCTTCAGAATCTGCCCAAGTATATCGTTTACCTGTTTTCGGATTAACCCATTGTTTAAGCTTCATCTTAGTAAGATACTTACCAACTACAACAGGTCCATGACACTTCTTAGGATCTTCTTGAAAAGTAGTATCCCGCAATTTATTCCATGCAGAAGGTACATAAGGAACATCAAATCTTTCTAATATCCATAAAAAAGTTGATGTATCAAATGCATCTACGTGCGCACAAAGACAATCTTTGCACATTTCATCTCTTGTACCATCAGGATGCTTGTAAAACTTAATTTCTGACATAGTTTTCTTACATCTTGAACAAGTACATTTTTGTTTTACTTCTGTCATAATTCTTTAACCTTTCCAACTTTTTTATTTCTGCAATCTTTACAAATGCTATACCAGCCATCTTTGCTCGTTTTATTCTTTGAAAAGAATTTATTATGACCTAATTTAATTTGACCACAGCGACTACAACGCTTCCAATAACCCACTTCTTCTTCTGTATAATGCCATTCAAGCCATTCTTTTTCTGCTTGTTCTGCTATCATCTTGGGGATTTTGTTACGCCAAAGAGAGGAAATGTATTCTACAGAATATTGAATACCAAATGTTTCTACAAGAGCCTTTTGAATATCGTCATTCTTCATACCATCTACTTTATAAACAAGTAGATCATAATAAAGCGGGCAATCCTCTAAGGCGCGTGTAACTAGATCCTCAAGAGCAAGAAGAGTATAATACATATCTGACTCAAACTTGCCATAAGAATCTTCTTTAAGTTTTGGATAATTACACAATAGTAATGAAACATGCGTTGGATTCAATAATGAGATATTGGCGTCAACATCTAAAGAACCATCTTCATTGATGGTGATGTATTCGTATAATTCTAATTTAGGAACGCTTTTTGTAGCGTTGATACAATTTATGTTTTTTTCTTTACTCGCCCGCAGTACATAGACATCTTTCCATAAATTTTTAATAGTCTGCTTAATAATAAATTTATTATGACCTTTTGCGGTTGGTAGCTGACTTTCAAGATTTTTAATTGCATCAATTACATTTTTAATACCAGGTATTGTGTCTATATCTTCTTGTGAAATTTTGCGATACCGCGGAGTTAAGAAAACATTCTTATCATTAATTGCTAAATTATATAATATATCTTCTTCTTGCATCTTGGTATTATCATTTGTAGTGTTCATATATTTAATGGATAATCCTTCAATGCTTGTTTCTCTTTCAGTTATAACAGTTTGTCTATTTTTTGATATTATTTCATATTGTTTTTTCTTTTCTTCTTTTGTCTTTAGCATTAAAATATAGTTAGCCATTTCCTCAAGATATTTTTTAGTGAGTTTATCTTCAGGAATGGTTTCGATAATCTTGTTAACCAATGCTATTCTATCCGCGGGATCCTCTAACGAGTAATCTAATTTTATGTATTTTTCATCTTCTTCTGTAAGTTTATTAGATTTCATTTAAGGACTCCTTTCTCTACCTTATAGCTTTATTATACTAAAATTTTTCATTTTTGTCAAGAGTCATTTAACATTTTTGACAAAGAAAAAAATATTTGATATAATATATATAGAAAATGAAATTTAAAGGAGATAAAGATATGGCTACAATGACAAAGCACAAGCAGAGAAGTCAGGTAAGTTATCATGAGAACAAGAGAAATGCTCAGCATTGGTTAATGACAAGACCTTATATTCCACCAGTTGGATTAAGATATTTTTTAAATTTAGTGAGTGATGTTAAGAAAGAAGCAAATGATACAGTACAAGAGATAGAAGAATAGAAAGGAGGTTGCGGCGGAGCTTGCCTTGAGGCGTCACGAAGCCGCGTTCCCACATGATAGTAAGAGAAGCAGAAGATATTATTCGTAGGATTGAATGCCCGCGAACCGAAGAAGAAATTGAGAAATTCCGTCAGGCGACTTATGTAATATATAAGGCGATTCAGGCAGGATATGGAATTGTACCTATCCATCATTGGAGATATGATCTCAAGAAAGAGATTAAAAAGATGGAAGACGAAGGTATGGATAAGGAAGTTATTGCAGCTTTTGCATCTAATGCACTGTTGCTTGAATGTATTGCATTAGAAGCTAAGATGACTAAGGAAGAAGAACTAGAGGTGAAAGAAGATGACGTTTAAGGAATGGGATCAAGCTAGAGATGATAGTATAAAGTTTGCTCAGGAAACGATGGAATCTATAAAGAAGAGTAGTGAAGATTCTAAATTAAATGATTTATTTGGAAATGCTTATACTGATAAGATAACTGATGAGATTAGAGAATATAATAAAAATATTATGATAACTTTAACTGAACAAGACTTATATCAGATTGCGGCGGCGTTGAATAAGATTGCGGAGGAGTTGACTAATGCTCCACGAGTGATGTTCAAGGCGCCTGAAGCGACTTCCCGCATGGCAGAATGGATACCTAAAGAAATGAATGGAAGAGTTGAATATTATGATTGTTCTGCTTGTGGATGCAGCGTGCCAGAAAGAAAAGATTATTGTCCTCATTGTGGGGAAAAGATGTTTGTAAAGACGCATGATGTTTATGAAGAGTTTTTGAAAGAGGCTTTACATGAAGAGGATTAACATCGCTAAAAAAATTGGTATTTTTTATCAATATGAAGAATGGGCAGAAAAAAAGTTTATTGAACTATGTGATCAATATCACTCAGATTTAAAACGTGTCATCCATTCCCGCTCAGAACGTCGTCTTATTTTTCATGAAGGTACAATGATTTTATTTGTACCAGCAAATGACAGTTGTAGGGGATGTAAATTTGATGAAATTTATTATCAAAAAGGTATCTCTGAGGATATTCTTAATGTTATAGTAAGACCTTGCTTAGTACGGAGTTTAGTTTGGGAGATAGAGTGATGAATGATTATGAAATGGAAATGCAAGAACAAGAGGAATACATGTCGCGGTGGAAGCTGCGAAAGGAAATTAAGAAGAAGCTTCGGACACTGCGGAAGAAGGTTAAGGCGGACGAGGCATCCCTCCCGCATCTCAAAGCGATTGTCGAAAACTTAGAACGAGTCGAAAATCCGTTAACTCCATGCGTGATGCAAAATCCGGAGCCAATGCCTAACCTTGACTCTTGTGAAAAAAATCTTGAAATTATATGGCAGCCCTGCCATACAGAGCATTATAGGAGGACGTTTGCATATGATCCTCGTATGCTCATTGCTCCTTTTGAAGAAGATATGATTTTGAAACAGATGGTCGAGGAGTTTGGCTATGAGCTTTTGAAGGCGGGGGCGATACAGTATAGGATTTATGATAATAGGATTATGGATACAAAACAAGTTGAGATGAAAGTGGATGTGGTGGTGGAAGATAGATGATAGATTGTATGAAGAAATATAAAATGGTTTTGAGTTCTACTGATGGGGAAATTGTCTATAAGAGCGATAACGTACAAGTTGATCGCGCACAAGTTTATAATATTGAGCGGGATTGGCAGATGACTGCGGAGATTGCAATGACCGCATGGGGGGTAAAAGTTGAGGGGGCGGGGATGCCACCTGAGATGCCTTCAGCAGAGGCCGCCGCAAAGGCAACGAAGATTATTCAGGAAGAAAAGTATAAAGTTGCTATTGAAGAACAATGGGCTAATTTAACAGAAATGGTATGTAAAGCGATTAAAAAGGGTGAAAGTTATATCCATGTAAATTCTCTTTGGATGGAAAATGAAATACGGTTAATAGAAATGGGGTATGAAGTTTCTAGAGTTGATTTGAGTCATGAATGGATTATTCGATGGGCGAAATCTTTTTATTTTTCGTGATCCGAAACGGAGGACATTTTCTCGAAAATCGTGTTGAAGATAATTTTCTCTGGGAATGGGGGTGGCGAAGTTCGATTCGTCGAACGCTTGTTCGATTTTCCTAAAATACTTCCCCCCGGTTAGTTAAAACTAACTTTGATTAGGCTCCGCTGACTAAACTCAGGCACTCCGAACCATCGCTCCACACGAAAAAACCCCAAAAAATTATATCATAAGTGATTAGGATTTGTCAAGTGTAAATTTGCAAAAATTTGCACAAAAGATGAATCCTTTTTTTGTGCATTTTTTTTGTAAAAAAATAAAAAAAGTTATTGACAAATTGAATCCAATGTGATAATATATAATCAGAAAGAAACAAGAGAACACCAAAACAAAAGGAAAGGTTAAAAAGGTGAACACTATGACGATTAAGGATCTTTACAAATGGGCAGTAGCAAACGGAGTTGAGGATTTTGAACTTGTCAATGCGGGATGGAAAGACAATTATAATTACACAACAGAGGATTTTGAAATCAACAAAAAGGATAATACAGTTTCAACAGAATGGGAGTGCTAAAACAAGGGAAACGGAATCGAAAGATTCCGTTTCCAAGCCAAAATATTATAACACATGAGAATAGCATTTGTCAAGAGGAAAATTATAAAAAAATACACAAAAAAAATCACCTAAAATTGTGCAAAAATAAATGAAAAAAATCAAAAAAACTGTTGACAAATAAACCGGTTTATGATAATATATAATCAGAAAGAAACAAGAGAACACCACAAAGGAGGAAACAAAAATGATGTATGACGATTTTGATATTACCGTAACTTGCGAAGAGGTTTACACAGAGGACGGCTACAAAGGCTATGAGCCACAGCCGGAGGAGTCGGAACTCTTTTAAAGAGTTCCGCTACATAAAAAAAATAAAAAATAGTTGTTGACAAAATGCGCTGAATGTGATAATATATAATCAGAAAAAGAAATGGAGGACAAAAAAAATGGCAATAATCAAAAAGGATGGTTATGTAATAGGTGCGGTAAAGGTAAACGAAATTAACATAAAGCGACTTGAAGAAAATGGATTTGTGGTAATTATTAAATAATTACCACAAATCAACCGGAAATGTCAAATCAAAAGGAGGATAAAAATATGAGTAAAGATTTTTACGGTAGATACATTTATAACGGCACAAAAGGTTGGAGCGGTTTTGTAATCAATAGCACAAACACAACAAAGTACATAGATAAAGAAGATAACGACTTTGGAACATGGTTTTATGATGAATCTCCAAGCGGTGCTGGGATTATGTGGTTTATAGCAAAATAACAAAGGAAACGGAATCGAAAGATTTCGTTTCCACTCCAAAAAATTATACCACATTGGAGCAGGTTTTGTCAAGTGGTTTTTTGTAAAAAAATGCACAAAATTCTGTTCCTTTTATTGTGCAAAAATAAATAAAAAATTTTTCAAAAAAGTATTGACAAATAGAACCGGATATGATAATATATAATCAGAAAGAACAAAGGAGGAAACAAAAATGATGAATTATTATGTAATTAGAGGAACCAATGACAATAAGAAGTGGATGGAGTATGCACCTTTTGAAACAGTAGAGGATGCAATAGAGTTTGGAAAGACTCATATGAAAAACTATAAGCATATTACAGTAGTAACGGGCAATTATCGGATAATAAAATTTATCCGATAAAAAGCAAAAAACTACTTGACAAACTGGAATAAATATGATAATATATAATCAGAAAGAGGAAAGAGAGGACAAAAGAATGAATGATTACATCGAAAAAATTTATGATGCAATAGATACAGCTTTTGAAAACGGTGCTTTTGATGGACGTTACGCTTATGAAAATTTAATAGATACAATTAGAAATATAGTCGCACCTTTGGAAGAGGAAAAAAATAATAGAGTTTACTAAAAATCACAACAACGGAAATTTAAGGGTTGACAAATTTTAATTTATGTAATATAATAAATACAGAAAAGGAAAGAGAGGAAAACACCATGATAAACATTAGAACACTTCGCAAGATAACAAACAACGGCGGGTTAACCCTTAAGGCTGGAAAGCCTATCACCTATAAAAGCGGGTGGCAGGTAGCCACAGAGGGCATAGAGACCGAAAGTATGGTTGATGCAATGAAAGCCATTAAAGCATATGGCGGGAATTGCGGGATCTGGCTCTCTGATGGGATATGGTACATAGACAAGAGCCACAGAGTAAGCACCAAGCGGGAAGCCATGGAAATCGGGCGGGCTTGCAATCAGATAAGCATCCTGAGGTGGCGGGATATGGGGTTAGCGTATTGCTAACCCCTTTTTGGCGGCGCGCGTGCAGCCACTTTGTTCGCACGCGCGCCGCTGCTTGTTTGTTTCATCTAGAGGGTTATTTGTCAAGTGTTTTTTATGAAAAAAATGCACAATCTTTTATCCCAAAATTTGTACATTTTGTATATTGACTTTTACATCAAAATGTGCTATCGTTGAATTCGTTCTGCCGCCAAAAAATTATACCATACCAGCCAGCCGTTTGTCAAGCGGAAATTACATAAAATTTTGCACAAATCCCGCTCCCAAAATTTGTGCAATTTGTATATTGACTTTTAAAAATCGGTATGGTATAATGTATTTACAAGGTAAGGAAAGCGAGGTAATGAATATGAGTAAATCTGAAATGTACCATCTGTTCCGACTGGCAAGGCGGTCATTGGGTATGACACCAGCTGAGGCCCTTGCGTGGGTGCGGTGGGATCCGTTCGAGTAGAACGGACTTCCGCAAAAAAATAAAAAAAATGCTTGACAAAGTACCAGAAACATGATATAATAAGTACAACAAAAGGAAAATGGAGGAAACGAAAATGATGACACGCGAGATGATAATACAGGAAGTTAAGGCACTTGGAGATGATGCTACCGCATGTAGACTTTACAACGGAGATATTAACATAACTATCGAAGACTTTGAGGGTTTTGATGAGGATTATTGTGAAATAGACCGTGAGTTAGATAATGAAGATGCGGTTGATGCTTTTATCGAAAAGCTTGAACAGGAATGTGTTTCACATGATGGCGATTATTATAACTATTACCACTTTGAGGGTTTTGATGTGATTGTTGGTTACGCTTCCTTTGATATTTAAAGCGGTGGAGTCGAAAGACTCCGCTTCACCGCCAAACAATTATATCACATGGCTCAGACATTTGTCAAGCGAAATTTACGAAAAAAATAAAAAAAATTTTTTCAAAAAATGCTTGACTTTTGAGAAGAATGGATGTATAATAAGTATGTAAGGTGAGGGAAGGAAGCAAGGGTAACCCCCCAAAGGCGCAAGTTGCCGCAGTAAGACTTCCTGACAAAGTCCCACCACCGCACGGAGTCCTGTTGTGCGGTATATAAATGTGAACCAGCATCGGAGGGCGACTGAGAGGAAATGCTCCGAGGACGGCAGGACGGTCGCAAAAAAAATAAAAAAACTACTTGACAAATCAAAACAGAAGTGCTATAATAAATACAGAAAGTAAGAAATGGCCTCATCGAATAAATGGTTAGTTCATCGACCTTTCAAGTCGAAAATGCTGGGTTCGAGTCCCGCTGAGGTCAACCGAGGGATGCGGATGACTACCTCTCACATGGTATCTGAAACTAAACGGCTCAGAGAGTCCGTTATAGGCAGAGAAAAAATAAATGTCTCAGGTTGGAAGTTACCCTATAAAACTTCATTTTTTAGTTGATGCGGCTCAGCAGCGCGGTGACGGCCACTGCGTTTCGTCACCGCGCTGTTTTTCCATTATATCACACTCCGCAGTTTTTGTCAAGTGTTTTTTATTCGTTATTTTGCACAAAGGTATTCCTGTAATTTTGTGCAATTTGTATATTGACACCGGTGCGCTCTTGTGGTATAATTAAGTCAAGATAAAGGAAAGGAGATCACGATATGTACACATGGGAAATTCAGAACCACCTCAATAAAATCGAACACACCTTCGAATCTTATAAGGACTTCTATCATATAATAGAAACGTCCCCGCAAGTGAATCACATTAAGGCGGGAGAAGTACACGAACATCTGTTTGAAATGTACATCGGTTCTCTTGACGGACTAAACGAAAAAGTTTTTATAAAAAAGTAAAAAAGGGGTTGACAAACCGATTAAAGTATGGTAATATATAATCAGAAAGAGATAAAGGAGGTAAAAAATATGATAGTTTATGTAGTACGTGCGGTAGTAGATGAAGAATATGGTTGTCGAGAGGTTCAGCGCATATATTCCTCTCGTGAGGGCGCAGAGGAATACGTGTCCGAGCATCAGGAATACTTTCAGCCGTGGTGGGCGGATGATGATGCCGAAGAACCCGTCTATGATGTAGTGGAAATGGAAGTCCACTAAAAAAATAAAAAAAGTGCTTGACAAACCAGAAAATCCATGATATAATAAATACAGAAATAAGGAAAGAGGGACAAAAACATGACCGAGAAAATCTACTGGGTAGACCGCAACGACATTACCAACGACCTTGAGGAAACCCTCATGGCACTGTACATGCGGATTCCTTGCAAGGTAGACGTGGAAGACGTCGAAATGAATTGGGCAAAGATTACTATCCTTGCCCGTAACGAAGACCTGTTCTTCGTAGAGCAGTATATGGCGGGGCTTGTATAATAAGCCCCATGAAAAGAAAAGGGGAATGATGCTATGTATAAAATCAAAGTTGTTAATTTAAGCACAGGTGCAACATGGTGGGAATATGGATTTTCTCGCTATATGATGAAAAGAATTCATTTTTTGACCAATGAAATTGATATTAATAATTATTTAATGTATTCAATTATCAGAGTTTATAAAATCAATTTTACTGTAAAAACTTTCAAAAAGTGCTTGACAAATGCTACAGAGTTATGTTAAAATAAATACAGAAAGTGAGGGAAAGCAAATGAGAGACCCGCCGAGTTAAAAATCTATTCCGAATACCACAAGGTACTGTGGGGCGCCAAAGCCTGGGGACCACCTGGGGCGCCTGGGAATGCCAGCAAGCCGAGCGCCAAGTCCCCAGTGCTCGGACAATATGCTACCATAGCTCAGTTGGTAGAGCGAGTGCCTTGTAAGCATTAGGTCCAGGGTTCGAGTCCCTGTGGTAGCCCTCATTATTCATAATAAATCCTCCTTTCCTTAGGGCGCAAGTGTAAAAAGCTTGCGTCCTTTTGGCGGGCGGCCAGCGGTCGTACTTTCAGCAAGCTGGCCGCCATTTGATTATACCATACCGCCAAGTTTTTGTCAAGTGTTTTTTGCGGGTAATTTTGCACAAATTTTATCCTAAAATTTCGTCGTTTTGCTAAATCGAAAAAATTTTCAATTTAGGGGTTGACAACTCCGGTGAAGTGTGATAATATAGTATCAGAGTTAAGGAAAGGACGGTACACCACCATGACAAACACCACACTTCTTATGAACATGATCGACCGCTACAACGCACTTGCGTATACACATGAATATATCTTTGGATTCTCTTATAAGGGAACTGTCTACATGGCATATGCGAACAAGTGTTTGCTCCCCTCTATCCTCAAGCTGGATAAAGCAAGCCGTGGCGCTGGTATGGCACTTCGGTTCTGTCCCACTAACGACATTAAAGTTTATATGCTTCAGTTTGCTAAGCCTTTATGCTCAACCAAATTCTTTGATGAAACTGTTACCGCCACAAAGTACAACAAAGGTGAAGTTTTTGAAAAGATGGTAACCGAAACATATGGACAGGAGTGGAAAAAGGACAACATACCTTTCACAGATGACGGTGACTTAACTGTTGACAACGTAGCATATCAAATTAAATTTGAAAAGGCTACATTCACAAATGAAAAGTCCCTTACAAAAATGGAAAACAGGGGTTGACAACTCAACCCCTATATGATACAATAGAGTAAATGAAAGAGAGGTAAAAAATATGGGTGCTTTAATTCTTGCTATTATATGGTTTGGCGGTTGGGGCCTCATGGAGTGTGGGGCATGGTTATGGGATAAGTATGCGGGTTCCCGCTGAACGTCCCGGGCGCAAAAAGTTGCACAAAATCTCCTGCATAGGTTTGTGCAAATTGCATGATTGACAAATAAAAAAATTTTTGATACAATAGATATAGAAAGAGAGGAAAAGAAAATGGTACAAAAGAATCAGAAAAAGGCGGATGCAAAGAAACAGCGGGCATACTTCCCCGTAAAGATGGGGACAGTTTCTCATAAGTCCCCTAGGTGGGAATCCCGCAACACCGCAAAAAAGAATTTGAAAAAAATGCTTGACAAGCGGGAATGGTAGTGATATAATAGAATCAACAAAAGGAAAGAGAGGCAATAACTATGACAATGCTTTATGGAGATAAGGATACCATCGTACTTGAACAGACTTGCCCTTTCTGTAGACAGAAATATCAGGGTGCGTTTGTAACTTCTGAGTTTGACGCATGGCAAAATGGGGAACTCATTCAGAACGCTATGCCTCTTACTCCCGCTACTTCAAGAGAATGGCTCATCAGCGGCATTTGCCCCGATTGTCAGGAATTTATTTTTGGAGAGGGGGAATAAAGTATGAAGAATTGGCTCTTTTATGACTATGAAAGCGGTGAAGACTTCATTGTTGAAGCACCCACAAAAGAAAAGGCGATAGCTACCGCCAAAGAATACTTCGCCGACCCTTGCGGGAATCCCGATGAAATTTCCGACTTTGAAGCGGAAATGATGGGGTTAGATACTTACTAAAAAATAAAAAAAGGGGGTTGACAAATCAACCCCCGCATGATATAATAAGTATAACAAAAGCAAAGAAAGAGAGAAAACAAAAATGAGAGAAGTAAGCTATGTAACTAAGGGTGGTAAGGTAACAAAGTCTTATGCAGAAGCCGTTAAGGCGGGAATCGCGAAAACTAAGTTGGCCACCGTTAGAGACCCCAAAGATGAAAAGGCGGTTGAGGCTCTTGTGAAGTTTTGGCGAAAGAACAGAGGGTAATCCTCTGTTCTTTTATTCGTCGGCGGGCGCACGGCCGGTTTCACCTGTGCGCCCGCTAAAAATACCATTATACCACACCCCGCATTTTTTGTCAAGACTTTTTTGTTTGGCATTCTGCACAAAATTTCCCAATAATCTTTGTGCAATATTCCGATATTGCAATTTGCAAAATTTTTTGATATAATAAATTCAGAAAGTGAGGGGCAACAAAATCGAATAGGGCGGATGAGCGAGCCGAGCGCCGTTTGACCGTTGTGAAAGACAGATAGCCGCCAAAAAATTTCTAAAAAAAACACTTGACAAACTCAAAAAAATCTGATATAATAATTACAGAAAGTGAGAAAAGGAAGTGATTAAAATGACGTGGTATTAAAACCCTAATATTTGACAAGGAAAAGTCAATAAAACCTGTTCCTCCTATGAGAGATGAAAGGTGCATAGGTGACTGTAACGTAACAACAAGGGTAGAACCCCTCAGGCTCAATAAGATGCCGAAAAACAGGTTGCGCAACCGAAAAAACTTCAAAAAAAATAAAAAAAACTTGACAAACTCAAAAAAATCTGATATAATAAAGATGTAAACAAACAAAATAAAAAATAAAAGAAAGAGGTGCTAATTATGGCAAAGATTACAAAGCGTGACGTACTGACTAAGGCTATGGGAATGGATTTCACCGAGGATGAAATCGAGGTTATCAAGGGTATGATTGCAAGCCTTGACAAGCGGTCAAGCAAGCCTACCAAGGCGCAGATTGCTAATGAGGCGGTTAAGGCTGAAATCGCCAAGGTTCTGACCACAGAACCCAAGACTGCAAAGGCAATCGCTGACGAGGTTGGCGAGTCCACCAACAAGGTAGCCGCACTTCTCAAGCAGATTGAGGGTGTTATCGTTACCGAGGGTAAGGGTAAGAACCCCAAGACCTACTCTATCGCAGAGTAGGGCTTGCCCCTAACAAAGTCAACCCCCTAAAATAGGGGGTTGACAAAAACAAACCCCTATAGTATAATGGTAGAATAACAGACTCTTAATCTGTGAGATGAGGGTTCGAATCCCTCTGGGGATAATCAAATAGCAAAAGTCTGAAAATCCTCCTTTCCTTTCGGCGCATAGAGTGGTGTCTATGCGCCACTTTTTTGTTGGCGGTTGCGTGGTTTACATAACGTGACGCCCGGGCGCGGTTCGTCATTTTGCATAAAACTGTAACACCATTTTTGTGCAACATTTTCCGCATTTTTGCTTGACTACCGCAAGACTATGTGATATACTTTAATTACAGTAAAGGAAAGCGAGGGAAACAAGATGACTAAAGAACAGAAATGGGAATTATACAATAATTGTATCGGAGAGTATGAGGATAAAATCAATACTGAAACCGATGAACGTATAAAAGCGTTTTGGGTAGGTGCGCTATTTGGATTAAAATTAGGTAGAATAATAATGAATTGGGGAGGAGAATACCATGACTAAAGTAAAAGAGTTTTTCGGAATTGAGGGCGGTTACAAGTTTGAATACAATGACTTGCGGGCGCTGATAACCGTGGTAAACGTAATCCTTATTATGATTTACGGTTTATCCATCGCGTGGTTCGGACTTGCGGTTGCGGGAATCGGTGTAGTTAAGGATTTAGCGGTTGACCGCAGAATCAACGGACTTGTAATGCACCTTGCAAATGTAGCACTGAATCTGTATTTCATCATCTTGTTAATTTAGGGGTTGACAAGCCCCTAACAAGGTGGTATAATAGAATCAGAAAGAGAGGTGAAAAGAATGATTAAAGCAAGGATAATAGAGTGGATTTGGCGAAAAAGAGGAATAGGTTGGGGTGATAAATGCGTAAAGCCTCTTGATAAATTACTTTGGAAATTATACTGATAATTTAGTGGATAGCGAACGTATGTTCGCTTTTCGCCCGGGTGCCCGCAATCTTGCACAAAAACATTCCAACACTTTTGTATAAATTGCATAATTGACAAATAAAAAATTTTTTGTTATAATTTATTTAGAAACAAAAGGAAAGAGGTACAAGAGATGAAAGTAAAAGGATTGGAAGATATTGAAAAAATAGTCAATGAATTCACACAGACTTTTGGTATAACCGCAGAATGGGGCATTGAATTTGAAGCACTCCCCACAGACAAAATTGTTCATTTTACTATAATAGTAGATGAAGATATGGATAGAGTATTCCTTGAAGATGCGGAAACCCGCTTTCCCGCAGTTCATGCAAACCTTTTCCTATGGCTCTTGATGCACGAAATCGGACATTGTATGACAGACCATCTTTGGACTATGGATGATGAAGCCTATTTCATGAAAGTAAAAGATAAATTAGATGAATATTTTGATACGTCAGAAAGTGTTAATGAATGGTATCATACAATCGGTGATGAATACATGGCGACAAAATGGGCGGGTGAATACATGACGGCACACCCTAAAAAGATGAAAAGGTTTTGTAGAAGAATGAATAAGGCTATGGAAATCTTTTGTGAAAAAAATGAGATTACCCCTTGACAAACCGCAAGGGGTATGATACAATAGATACAGAGTTAAGGAAAGGCGGTGACTACTATGACACCTACAAATGCAATGATAACTTATGTAGCAGAGAAATTTGGTGCGGGAAGTAATGAAGCCGTAGAGATGCGGTTAATGGTGCGGGGATACATCCTTCGCCGTGGTGTAACCTATGAGGATTGCAAAAAGACTTATGAATATCTGATGAAAAAGAAAGGAGATTAAAATGAAAGGCGTAAACATTCAAATTCAAAAGATTACTTTTACAAAAGAAGAGTACAATAGGCTTATAAAAATTCGAGATGATTTATATACCTTTTTTGATGATTTCGATTCTACTATTGCAGATAATGGACTGCAAGAGGTTCAAGATTTAACAGACCTCTTAGACTATTTCGATAATGCAAGAATGACTGTGGATAGCCTTGTTGAAAATATTGATTATAGTCAATTTATTGATTTAGAGGGTTAGCGAAAGCTAACTCTTCGCCCGGGCGGTTAGTCATTTTGCACAAAAACTTGCAAACAATTTTGTGCAACTTTCCCGCTTGACTTTCTCTCCCCCGCATGATATACTTAATACAGAAATAAGGAAAGGAAGAAAAACACATGAGATTTACTTATAATGAAATTAAGGAAGCGCAGGATATTCTTATTAAGTATTGGGGAGAAGATGGAAAGCGAGTAATCGAAACTATTTTCAATATCTATACTAACCACATGACCATGAAATGTTTTCTTGACAACTGTACGGCCTGTGGCGGAAACTGGGGTGGCATGCTCTTATCGGGTATCAAGCGCCTTTATCCTGATGTTTGGAATGTAATTCCGAATGATATGGGTGTACACGCATGGGAGTGCATTTGTTATACGTTAATGCTTTTGAGAATTGATACAAAGGGGGATAAATAAATGACCGATATGGAATTGCATAAAATCGCGCACAAGTACGCACTTGCACAAATAACTGATGATGAAATGGATGAAATGATGCAAACAATGAGCAACGAAGATGTGTGTAAACTTATTGTAATAATCGCAAAAATTTCTCCGAAATACTGTTGACAAACTACATAAGATATGATATAATAAGTACATAAGATAAAGAAAGCGAGGAATAAAAGATGAAAGTAGAAGTTTCTTATTCTTATCCTGTAACACGTCATACTATAATTGAAATCCCTGATGAACTTGCTAATGAGTATAAAGATGCATATGCGAAAGATGATAAGGATGGCATTTGGGAAACAAGCGCCAAGATTTATGATTATCTTGAAAGTACCATTCCACAGATAGCTACGGATGCAGATTACGAACCTGATATTTATGATTGGGAAGAAGTTAAATAAAAATATACTCCGCTCAACTAAAAAAGGTTGGGCGGAGCGTTTTTGGGCGCAGCCATACAAAAACGCTCCGCAAAGTCCACAGACCTCACAGAGCGCATTTTTCACATCGGGTTTTAGGTAGTGGGGAGCGGTTGCCCGCTCCCGTAATCTCAGGCTACCTTGTAGGACATGGGAGCCTTGCCCTTGCCCTTTTCAGCAACCACCTCGCCAGCCTTTGCAAGCTGACCAAGGAGAGCAACTACCTTGCCCTTGAGGATACCCGTACCCTCGGCAACGTAGGCGGCAGTTACCGCACCCTCGCAAGTCCCAAGGAACTCGAGAATCTGAGCCTTGAAGCCCTCGTTCTCTACCTGAGCCTTAGAAGGCTTCTCGGCACGCTTTGCAAGCGTTCCCGCCCATTCCTTAGCCTTTGCTTCCATTTCCTCGGAAACAACACCACCAACTACGATTGCATTGAGAAGTTCCATCTTAGTCATACTAACACCTCTTTCTTATTTGCTTTTGTTTATCTTACATACTTATTGTAACATAGATTTTTGCTTTTGTCAAGCATTTTTTTATTAAATTGTATTTTTTTTGAAAGTGGATTAACAAGCACCATTGTGGGGAAGTCCGCATCTCAAGTCGCGCGCCTTGTGATGACCGCTCTCTTTTTATCTCTCTCTCACTTTCTGTATTTATTATATCAAAAATTTTGCGACTTTGCAAGTACAAAAAATAATAAAATTTTTGTGTAATTTACCTATTGACTTTTGCAAAATTTTCGCCCGGGCGCCCATCAATTTGCACAAAAGGAAGTGGATCTGATCAATAAAATTTGTGCAATATTCCGATATTGCATTTCCCGCAAAATTTGATATAATAAGTACAGAAAGTGAAAGTGAGGTAAGGAACATGACAGAGAACAAGGTTATTGTATTCGACATGGATGGAACAATCGCAGACCTTTATGGGGTTGATGGTTGGCTTGAGAATCTTCGTGCAGAAAATCCTCGCCCTTATGAAATCGCAAAGCCGTTATATGATATGGAATATATCGCATATATCCTTACACTTCTCAAGGGTTTGGGGTGGCGGGTTGCGGTTACTACATGGCTTGCAAAAGGCGCAACAAAAGCATATGATAACGCCGTAAGAAAAGCAAAAATTGATTGGCTTGCAAAGTGGGGCTTTCCTTATGATGAAATCCACCTTGTAAAATATGGCACTACAAAAGCAAACTGTACACGCAAGCATGGCGGTTTTCAGATTTTGGTTGATGATAATGCAAAGGTTCGTAAGGGTTGGACACTCGGAACTACAATAGACGCAAATAAAAATATTATTGCGGAACTTGAAAAACTTGCACTTTCCGCTTGACAAACAAGCGGAAATGTGCTAAAATACTTACATACGATAAAGAAAAGAGGTTGCTATAAAAATGGACAAAAGACGTAAATACTATGTAATGCTTGACACTGAAACGTGTCCTCTTGACAAGGATTTTGAAGGTGTAACACCTTTCAATATGTTTGTATATGATTGTGGTTTTGCGGTTGTTGATAAGCATGGAAATGTGTATGAAACATATAGTTTCATCGTAAAGGATATTTTCTTCGGTGAAAAAGAACTGATGAACTCCGCATACTATGCGAACAAGCTCCCCCGCTATTATGAAGATATTAAAAGCGGTACACGCAAGGTTGCGACATGGTACGAAATCCGAAACACTCTTGCAAAAGTGATGAAAGAATACAATACAAAAATTGTTATTGCACACAACGCAAGGTTTGACGATGGTGCAACAAAAAATACTCAAAGATGGCTTACAAAGTCAAAATATAGATATTTTCTTCCTTACAATACGGAAGTTTGGGACACCTTAAAAATGGCTCGTGACGTAATTGCCCCCATGCCCACATACAAGGCTTTTTGTAAAGAACATGGTTATATGACAAAACACAAAACTCCACGTCCTCAGTTAAAAGCGGAAACAATTTACAGATTTATTACCGCTGACACGGATTTTACTGAATCTCATACAGGGCTTGAAGATGTAATGATAGAAAAAGAGATTTTCCGCTATTGCATGGCAAAACATCAGAAAATGGAAAAGGCACTTTATAAAAAAAGTGCCTAATTCATAAAAAAGTGTTGACAAACACAAAAAAGTGTGATATACTGTTTACAGAACAAAAGAAAGAGAGGTAAACAGAATGAAGTATAAAGGATTTGAAGTTGACGATAACAAGATTGATGAATACGTTGAGAAGTTGGAAATCTCCATCTCCGAAGCCTGCGACCTTATTCTTGAGGAAAGCGGTAAAGTGGAAGAATCCGCTGAAACCAAAGCCGAAATCAAGGCAAAGGAAACGGCTGACCGCCAGAATAAAAGACGGTATGAAAAGTCCGACAAGCCACGCAAGGCAACGGAAAAGGTTCGCAAGGTTGACGAAACCAAAGGTCGATTGCTGAGTGATGTCAAGGTTTTAATAGAGGGGTTAGGTGCAACAGAAACCGCCCTTGAAACTGAAACAGAACTTCACTTCACTTTTGAGGGTGCAAAGTACACTTTCAAGCTGACAAAGCACCGCCCGCCGAAAAAGTAGGCGGTGCAAAACTCAAGAGGCAAAACTCACAAAGTTTTGCCTCGTTTTTTGTGTATTTTTCCTATTAACAGCGGGAAATCATGCAAAATGCACGAAAAATAACTAAAAACTTTGTATATATTGCCTATTGACAGCGGCCGGGCACATTTTTTCCAATTTTGCAAGCCGTAGAGGACAGGATTGCTTTAAAATCTAAGGTTTTTGCCCCATTTTCGTGATTTTCTTCGTATTTTTAGACGAAAAACGATAAAAAATAAGCAATTCCCGCGGTTTTAGTATATTTTATTAAGTTTAGCGGCCCGCGATTGGCGGAGCCAGGGCCGAATCCCACATCCATACCCATCACCCATTTTTCATATGCGATTTCCATATAGTTATTTGACTTGTATGTTTCCCGTAATTATATACCCCGCGCGCCTGGATGATTGAGCGGCGCGGCGGCGACCGCGCACAGGAATCCCGCTGCCGTTCACAGATGTTTTAATGAATGTCAAGTCATGCAGCGGGATTTGCAATTTCCTAAAAAATATGTTATAATTTTAAAAAAAGGCATATGCGATGTGCATATGTCTTGCAATTTATAAAAAATTATTATATAATAAAAAGGGATATAATATATAATATATATATAATATATATTTAGTGAAATGTCAAGTGAAGTGATGCACTCGGCCTTAGGCACACGCCACCTTCGGTGGCTTAGTGCTGTAAGACCTCGTGTGAGAGGGGAGGAAAACCGAAAATCGAAAATAGACGTGAATGGTGGTATGGATGGAGGTCGGGGCCACCCCAGAGCCTAGCACGTGCTATAATTTCTATGTCTTTATTAAAAACCGACCATTTTTTTGTCAGAATTTCCTCACCTGCTACAATTCTAATTGAATCTCCTCACGCACTAGCACATTTCTTTAACATATATTATATTATATATATGGTTAAGAAACCTGCTTCCGGCTGAGGAGAACTTACTTATTTTGCTTCATTTGTTGCTCAACCGCCATCCTATTCTCTTCATATATTCCATTAAGATCTACATTACTTCCCAGACACCTATCATAATAAGCATATGCGCGAGAAGTAATGAATAAATTATCTTTCTCCAAAATCCTCTTACTTTCTCTTATTTGATATGCGGAAAGCCCTGTTACATCACATAACTCTTTAACAGTAAAAGGCTGTTTATCATACATATATTGAATCCCTACCCATGTTTTAAATAAAGGTATCCATGACTGCTTGCGGTTTTCTTTAGCAAGTCGTTGACAACGTAAAGTCATATCAAGAGAAATAGCCATATCTTCCCGCACACGTTTAAAAATAAATGCGTTAAAGTAATTGTCATCGGTTTTATCTATAGTATATTGTACATAATCTGCTGCGGCGAGCATGTCTAAGGCATCCTTAAGGTTCTGTATGTTATCTTTAGTCTTAGGTAACTCCGCATATTCAAGAAACCCTTCATATGATCCATAGAAACTTTTCATAGGTGTCATACATATAGTAAGAAATACTACAAAATTAAAATCAATAGCCTGTAAACTTTCTTTAGCTATCATTACTTGCCGGCTAGTTTCTTGTGACATAAGTAACGCTCTTGCTTCATTACCATCCATATCTGTAACATAATATTCTGCTTTATCTCCACGTCCTACTTTAGTTAATACATGCCCATATTGCTTAAGTATATTTTTTTGTATGCGACTAAAGTTTTTTTGAATACTCGACTCTGATATATTATATCTTT